GTCCTCCAGATGCCTATGGTTGAACCAGAGGAAGTCTCAGAAACATCCTCAGAAGACAACAATGAAGACCAAGACCCAGAAACTACTTCCACTAATTCAGAACCTATTATGGAAGAAACAGACAGCGAACATGATAACCAACCAGAACCAGAAAATATAAATCTTGTTATTACAGAGTTGCCTGTAATTCAACCACCAGAAATAACCGAAGAACCCACTCCAAGTATCAAGCATACAAAATCCAAAAAATCCAAGAAAACAAAAGTTATTATTGACGATGACGAAGAAGAAGATTACAATTAAATGCGTATAAACTGACCTACTATATAACCACTTGTGTTCTATACAATTTTATAACAACATACACAACATACACAACATACTATTTTTTTATTATGTTGTGTTTGAGAGAAATGTGGTTTAACACACAGAAAATGAAAATTATTTTATCCAAATATGATATATATATAAGAATGTTTAAGCCACGAATGAATAATCCAACTGACTACTACATTATTCTAATGTTTATTATTAAGATTGTTTTCTTGATTACTGCTTCTCTACACTTTGTATTTGAGAGATCTAAAGACCCCAAACTGTCTGCTATGGCAAACAAGCTCAATAATATTGCTAATATCACAGAAATGATGTTTATTACAGGTATGTCATTTTTCTTAATGGTATACTTTAGACCTTCTGGTAAAAATTTCGTCGTCACTAAGGAAATGGCTCTATTGCTATTTGCGTATGGATTTGTCATGGTTGTTGTTCTATTCCGGAGAATGCGATCTACACATAAATTATTTTCTTCTTTAGACGCTCCTTGCCCTTGTGGTGGTTCTTCTGGTTCTTCCACTGGTTCCAAGATTACAAACTCTACTACTCTTCCCCATTAAATAATATTTACATAGGTCATATAATCATCAAATGAAAAAAACAAAGTTAATAGTTGGATGTGTAATTTGTGTGTTTCTTGTTGCAATTATACTTTATTATAATGGTGCGTTTGAAGGATTTAGAAATGGTGGATACCAAAGTGGCGGGTATCGTGGAGGATATCGTGGTGGCCACCGATGGGGTGGAGGGTATCGCAGAGGATATTATGGAAGACCCCGTGGAGGATATTACAGAAAACCTTATTATTATGGTGGATATAGAGGTGGAAGCAGTGGGTGGTATTCATGGTTTCCTTTCTTGTATTACATATATCCTCCTACACAATATTACTATTATGATGAATATCCAGTAGTCACATATAGTTATGACTATCCTCCTCCTCCAGAACCAGTGTATTATTACTCATATCCTTATAACACAAATCAAATGTAATTCAATAGTTTATCTTTCTCTCTATCTCCAAAATTAACAAAGCAATACAAATAAGAATTTTTAAAAGAAGATTTTATTCTTATTTGTATAATTCTAACTAAAATATATAATGAAATTCATTGTGTTTGATTTAGATGAGACGCTCGGGTATTTTAAACAGATGTTTTACATCTTTAGTGTAATTGGAAAAATACAGGGAAATCAAACACCTATATTTACACAATCTGTATTTAATAGAGTATTGGATCTTTATCCTGAATATATGCGACCAAACATAATGGATATTCTCTTATATTTGAGAGATAGAAAGCAATCAAATCATAACACATATATCATAATATATACAAATAATGAACACCAGAACTGGACGAAATGTGTTATATCATATATAGAGAATAAACTGGGACAATCCAACTTCTTTGACAAGACCATAAACTCATTAAAACTTGAAACCTGTAGGCAATACCAAAAGAAACACCTAGCTGATTTATTTAGGTGTATAGATTACTCTACTGGAAGCACTATATGTTATATTGACAATGAGTATCATCCTGGAATGCGTAGTCGCCAAACTAACTATAACAAACTAGATAGTTATGTAAATAATATTACAATGGACGAAGTTATTAATAGACTTTATTCCAGTGATATTCTTAATGAAATTATTCCAAATGTTCCCAGAGAAATATTCAGTAATATTTATCAATACTATTGTAAGTCTTTATATGACAGATGTTTAACCCCTGCCGAATATCTCCATGAAGTTCGTAATACTCAGGAGTTATTCATACGTATAAGAATATTCTTTATGAACTGTACTACACAAAAACGTCGTCATACTTATTCAAACAATCAATTAGAAACAGGAACAATTTCATCTTCCATGGAAATAACAACAAGAAATTCTCTACCTTTGGTATCTTATAAAAAAAATTTATCAGATAAAACAAAAAAAAATAGAAGAAACTTATAACACCTATATCTATAAAACTATCAGATTCCATCAAGTATCCATTTAATTATTCGTAAGTAAATTGGTTATTAAATTAATTGTATTGTATTTTTTCTTTACTGTGTTATGTGTTTTAATTATTAGAAATATTCATAAGAATTGTGTATAGTAGTTAGATTTTGAGAGAAATGTGTATGTATAATCTCATGTGTTATGTTTTTGCTATTTTTTATTTAGATACTATATAATAATGGATTGCTCTACCATCCGAAGTATTACTAATGCCCGTATTTATGAGAGAAATCTCCCATCTCAGCCTTTACAACAGTATATAAGTTTTAGAAGTGTTCCTACCAAGTACAGTATTATGCCTATAGTGGACCCTCGCACTGACCCCACCAGTGTAACTCCAATCATTGAGTATCCTACATTTAACCAAAACAATCAATTTACACCTGGAAATACAACTGCCCCATGGAGTGGGTATGCTTCTAATGTAAATACTGAGAGTGTATTGAGAGACCAGATTTACGCTGCTAATAGATGTTCTACAACTACTTATATTCCAAATAGTAGTAGTGATTTATATATAAACAATGTCGCAAAGCCATCTAGCGAACAGCCATTAGCAGAGTTCCCATACTTATCAGCAGAGGAGAAATGGAGACCAAGTAACCCTGGACAAGGAATTCCACAAACTATGTTATTTGGTAATTGTACTCGCCAACAAAGAAACCATTTTACATTGTCTTAAAATATTGTATTTATGTGGTGTGGGTGTGTGTATTAGTTTTTTATTTATAATACTAAATAATAAGTATTTAATGCTATGTAATAAGAATGTGAAATATATTATATGTTGAATATAACATGTTTCTGTATTTGTATATGAATGGATACGTGGACCCTAATGTTTACGTGTCAGAAGTTCCAACTTATTTATTTGATATTTCAACCACAGAATCTAAATGAATGAATTTACACAATAGATATAATACTCCCTACCATTGTTTTGTTCTGGAATAACATCATGTTTGATGTAACTTATTTTTCCAATTCTATTGAGTCTATCTTGTCCACTTTCTTTTATTCTAATAAGAGTATTTCTGTCTTTTTCAATTAACTTTTTAATTCTGTAGGTAATGTGTTCTGTATCACATTTGATATCTTCTTTGTATTTAGTAAAAAAATTATTTAGTATAATATCAACATCACATTTTTTTTCAAAGAATAATTCTTCAAAATCATAATAGTTATTATCATCTGACATAATAGGCATTTTGTATGGTGTGATATGCGCACTTGTGTTTAAGTTGTTTGCAAAATTTATAAAAACACAAACAAACACACATACCTGTAGATGACTGGGACTACACGCGTAAGATATTTTTAAGTAATTTAACAATATATTATTATGGACATAGCACGAATTACCGCAGAGATTATGTCAAACCGCAAATTCACAGGAAAACTATATGAGTTATCTGCGGATGAAAATAATGAAATATACCAAAAGGAACTGGAATTCTATAGAGAAAGAACGAATGAGTTAACTTGTAAATTACTACAGAATAGAGAAGTTGTAGAGAGACATTTAACAAAAGATGTGTTGGTCGCTTTTGACAATTATGTAAGGACATGCATTGGATTCTTTAAAACAAAAGATATGAGTGATTTATATCAGGTGCGTAAGGGATTCTCTCCATATCAACCGAGAGAAAAAGAAAAGACAGAAGAAGAACTTGAGGAAGAAGCTTTACAGGAGCTTGAAAAACTTGGTGGAAATGATGATGTTTTATATGAAGAAGCAGATAAAATAATGATGCGTCAATTTCGTGTAAATGGAATGACAAAATTCTTTAAAAGGTCTGTAAGCGAACCTATTATCATTATTCCAAAACAAGAAGAGATAGATTTACAGAACCCTGAATTAAAAACCAAACCATTTTTTAAACCCCCGGAGTCTGATATTCCAGAGACTATTGATGTTGTTGTGAATACTGTTGAAACCATGGATGAAAATAATATGGAACTTGGTAAACAAGGGAAAGACGACAATGAGGAACCTATAGATACTGTTATAGAAGACCTGGTTAATACTGTTCTCTCCATTATGAAAATAGAACAAGAACAAGAAGAAGAAATAATACAACCACAACCAAACACTCTGGAAATAGAAAATGGAGAGAAACTCAATAAAAAAAGAAAACCACGTTCTAAAAAAGAAAAAGTCAATAAAAAAAATAGCGTAAATATTCCAGGAGCAACACTGGATATATCTATATAATTATGTAGATGAGATTTATAATAGATGCGTTTCTCTCTATTGAATATAATAAATATTTCTTTCTAGTATGTAATTAGTCATATTATTGTTATACATAGAAATAGATGCGTCCATGGTAGTATCTAACCAATAGATTAAGTTATACATTACAAAGAGTGCAATGAGATAGTTTTCAAAGTCTGTAAACATTTTAATAAAGAGACGCGTATAAGATTATGTTTGGTTATATTGTAATGTAAAAAATAAAATCAATTTTTATTATATAGAAGATGAGAAATAAAACCCACGGTCGTAATAGGCATCACAAGAAAATAGGTTTTACTAAAAAGAGATACCGCCATAGACACTCACGACGTCTCTCAAAAAGTCTTTCAAAGAAAGGAAAACGTAATATGAAGAAAGTAACTATGAAGGGAGGAAAAACAGACTCGTTTCGCCATATGCGGTGTAGTCCATTATCAAGTGAATATAAAAATGGAAATCCTACAGACACCCATCTATCGTGTCTTCCAAATCGTGATATTGAATTAATTAAAAAATACTGGAACATTGAGAATCCTACAGATATTATTACAGAAACAAATCCTCAACAGATTTGGTATACACTCCAAAATAAGTTAGATAATATATGTCATGATGACTTTTGTATATTGAACCTACCATTTATTACAAAGCATATGAAGAAGAGTAAACACACTAAATTGATTCATTCAGAGTTTGGCGGAGATCATACCACAGATGACTTGACTAATTACTATGCTCCAAAGATGCCAAAGGAATGGAAAAAGAACCCAAATGA